CGAGGCGTGCGCGAAGGTGTGCGATGGGCATTCTGCAGACGCATCGTTTCTATACGGGGACTATGCCGCCGGTTGTGAGAACGAAGCGGCATCCTGCGCGGCTGCGATCAGGGTGCGCTCTAACGCCATTTAGACACCGGAAAAGGTGCATAACACCCAATGAAGGCAGAAATACACATGAAAACCCACACCCTGGACACCGCCGCCGAACTGCTGGCCACCGACCCCACGACCGTGCGGGCGCTGATCGAGGACGGCACTATCCCGGCCGCCAAGATCGGGCGCGCGTGGGTTATGATTGAGGACGATCTGGCCGAATATCTGCGCCAGCGCATCCGCGAGCAGACAGCAGAGCGCATCGAAGTGGCAGCGAGCGGGACGAAGCGCCGCCAGCGCACGGAGGCCAGCCAGACCAGCCGATATCGCAAGCGCGCCCTGCCCGATCTGTCCGCTATCGGTGGCAATCTGGCGCAAAGCCAGACATAGACCGAAACCGAATGGCCTGCAAAGCCGTGTACCTCGGTTCGATTCCGGGTCGCGCCTCCAAATAATTCCCTGATAAATCAAAGACAAGCCCGCGCATTGCGGGCTTTTTCTTTTGCGGATTTGCTTGCTAAAAGGTGGGGAAACGGGGCAGAATGTGGCGAAAGCCACCCGCAAAAGGTGGCATTCCACCCGGAATATGGAGGATTGTCCGTGTACGCGAGTTCGCCATGGCGATGAAGCGCCGGAAGGCCGGCGCCTGGGAATACTGCATCAAGCGTCAGGGCGTGCTGCCGCGGCCGGTGTATTTGCGCTTCAAGGATGAGGCCGAGGGCGACGCTTATATCGCGCGGCTTGAAAAACTGCTTGATGCCGGGCAGGTGCCGCCAGAGTTCGCACGGGCCGCAGATGCGCCGGTGACGATTGGCGAGGCGATCGACAGCTATTGCGTCAAGGTGTCGGTGCCGGATTCGGATGAGCGGGTGCTGATCTCGCTTGGGAAGTCCATCGGCAAGGTGGCGCTGTCACAGATCGATTACGCATGGGGTGAGCGCTTCGTGAAGTCTGCCAAACAGGTCGGGCAACTGGCGCCGTCAACGATCCGCCACCAGGTCGGGGCGCTGGCGCGCATGTTCGACTTTCTGCTGCGGCGTGGCGAGCTGGTGAGCAACCCGCTGCGCCTGCTGCCTAAAGGGTATGCCAGCTACACGCCGGGCGATGCGTCGGTGCTGGCGGCCATTGGCAAGGATGCGCGCGAAGATCAGTCACGCGAGCGGCGCATGAGTGCCGACGAGGAGGCGGCCATCCGGCGCATCTTTAACTTCGCAAAGCCGGAAGGCAAGGAACGGGCCTTTGCTTTGCCCGAGCGCGACAAACTGCTGCTGCTGTTCGATCTGGCGCTTGAGACCGCCATGCGCTTGCGGGAGTGCTACACGCTGACGCTTGACCAGATCGATCTGCCGCGCCGCACGATCTTCCTGGACAGGACAAAGAACGGCGACAATCGGCAGGTGCCGCTGTCGAGTGTGGCGGTCAGGGCGCTCGAACCCTTTGCGGCGGGCGCGCGCGACGGCTTGCTGTTCCCGTGGTGGGATGGCGACCCGTCAGAGGCATCGCTGCGGCGCACGACGTCCCGGCTCTCACGCGCCTTCGCGCGGATCGCCGATGCGGCGGGCTGTGGGGACTTGCGCTTTCATGATTTGCGCCATGAGGCGACCAGCCGCTTGTTTGAGAAAACGACGCTATCGGAGTTCGAGATAGCGAAGGTCACTGGACATCGCAGCCCGCGCATGTTGATGCGCTACGCCAATTTGCGCGGATCCAATCTCGCTGAAAAACTGTGGTGACTTCAGCCCGCTACCAGCCACACCACCCCAGCCCCAACCAGACACCCGCCAACAAACGCCGCCAGAAGCATGTGCTTCATCGCGCGCGCCAGAGACTCGCCGAAGCTGTCATCGTCGTTGGTCAGGATCAGCATCCACTCAGCCATGGCTACAGCCTTGGATCTTCCGGGCCGCAGCCCCACTGGCCGGGCTGCATGGGCGGCAGAGGCTCGAAGTCTGGGCAGTTGTCGCCGACCACGACGGCCATGTAATGCCGCGTCCAGGTGCTCAAGGTGCGTGGTGGCGCGTTGAAATCACTCTTCGCGCACTTCGTCATGCGCGGGCAGGCCCAGCCGTGGCAGATGCCGATTGGGGCGTTCATGGTGCTGTGCCGTCGATTACGGCGTAGCAGGCCGCAAGCCCGGCGCGGATTGTGTCGGCTCGGGCAGCTTCCCGGACAAGAAATTCTGCATCAGGTCGGCAAAGCTCGGCCCCGGTTCCACACGGACAGGCAGCGCCGGGCGCTGCGGGCATTCCTGCGGCGCTGGCGGGGCGCTCGGGGCGGCTGCGCAGGCGCTCAAGATCAGTGCGCAGGCGGGCAGCAATGCCCGCGAGAGAATCGTTCTGGGTGCGTAGTGCATGGTTGACTACCTCCTGTTCCTTGCGTTCGATGCGGCGGGCTTCGATGGCGGCGGATGCCACGCCCTGGGCGATGGTGTTGCGCAGGCTGGCGAGCTCTGCATCGGCTTTCCAGCCGCGCGCCGTCCATCCGGCGAGGCCGGCGGCGGCAATCGTGGCGATCAGTGCGCCGGTGCGGACGGCGGCGAGGCTCGGCATGGCGATCATTTGACGCCACCATGTTCCAGGCTGTAGTGGTTGCCGTCATTGAAGCGCCCGCCCCAGCGCGCTTGGGGGTGCTGCTTTTCCCACCATTCGCCGATGGCGCGGTGATCTTCGCTGGCTGACATGAATACGCCATCCTTGAACAGATTGAGGTCGATGGCGAGCCGCATTTTGTGCGCGCTACGGGCGCGGCCGTAGCCTTGCGACACGCCCATCGATCCATGCACGCGCGGGTCTCGGTAGGCATCCCCGAGCGTGACTTCATAGCCCAGCGCGACGGCCTGATCAATCAGGCGAGCAACCAGGACGGCGAACTCGGCTTGCAACTTGCGGAGCGACATCACCGCCCCCGCCGCCGCTCAAACGCAATCAGCCCGGCGCTGGCCAGTGTGACAACGATGCCGGCGAGGCTCAGGATGCCGTGGGCGGCGTCGATGGCGGCCAGCAGCGCGCCGGCGGCGAGGGCGATGTAGCTCAGGCCGAAGCCGATGAACTGGCCGTAGCGCTGGCTGCCGCCGCTCGCGTAGTGCATTTCGTTGAGCACGCAGACCGCGTGCCAGATCACCACCGCCGATGCGGCGACGGTCAGCAGGGATAACACGGTAGTCATTGCCCCTCCCCAGCTTTGCGGATCAGCCAGCCGAAGGCCAGCGGGATCACCACGTTGGCACTGGCGCCGATCACCGCCGCGGCGCTGATGCGCAGCGCGTCGGCACTGAGCGCGGCCGCCCAGGGCAGATAGGCTTGCGCGGCCAATGCCGTGGCAGGGGCGAAGACGCCGGCCAGAAAGCTGGCACCCGTCACCAGAGAAAACACGCGCCAGGGGGTGCGCCCCTTGCCGTCGCGCGGCGGCATGTGCAGCAGCGCCACCAGCGCGGCGATGAAGCCGATGGTCAGGGCGTCGTAGTGCATGCCGAAGATCGTGCCGGTGAGGGTAACGGTGCCGAGCGCCAGCCCGGCGCCGATGGCGGTGGAGTGTGGTTCAGCCATGGGTGTCGGTCTCCGTGATGAGGTAATAACTGGGCAGATGCCGGCGGTGGATCTCCGACCGCCAGCTTTTGAAACAGTGGTCGGCATCCCAGAACCACAGCGCATCGACGGCGCGATGCCAGCGGTCGCTGATCAGGTCTTGCAGATGGCAGCGGAACAGCCGCGCGCTGATCGTTTCATCGGCCCATCCCCAACCGTCGCCGGCGATGTAGATGCAGCAGTTGATCAACTGGTCGAGGGCGATCAGCGGCTGCTTCATGATGGCCATACCATCGCCGGCAGCTCGGCGAGCAGTTCGGCTGCGGGCGGGATCGCGCGGGTGCCGGCCTGGACGTCGGCGAGCACCTGGTAGCAGTGCGCCCACACCGCATCGCGCCAGACGACACCGGCGTGCCCATCGGCCGAGAATGTCGGGTTTGTGCTGGCGGCGTAGCTGGCCAGCGACAGAATGCCGTCATAGCTGCGGGTGCGCGCCTCGGCATCGAGGTGCGACTGCACGGCGGCTGTCACTTGCGCCACGATCTCTTCAGCCGTGGGCGGCGGCGGCGGGTTGTCGACCCACTGCAGCGTCGTCCAGTCCCAGACGTGAGACTGGCTGGGAGGCGTGCCTTGCGGCGCAATGGCGCCTGTTGCGCGGTCAAAGACGTGATCGCCCTGCGCACCCGTCCAGTCGTGCGCGAGTATGGCCGCGTCAATGGCCGGATCGTGCGCGGCGGCGATGTCCGGCACGCGGCACAGAACGACTATCTCGGACAGCACGCCGTCGAGCGTGACGCGCTTCATCAGCGTCAGGGTGGCCACATCGAGGCGGGTTTCGCGGATCGTCGTCATGGCATCACCGCGCATTCGCCGGGACAGCGCCGTGGCCGGTGGAATCCAGCCAGGTGATGAGGTTGCTGTAGCGGCTGTTCAGGACAATCGTGTTCGGGTCGTAGAATTCGATGAGGATGTAGCCGGGGCCGCCGGACGCCCCGTTTACCGCTTGCCGATATGGCGCACCAGCCGTTAAATACCACGATTCCAAACCAGCGCCGCCGCCGCCGCCTGATCCCATGGTGCCCGGCACAGCAGCGGCATTTAGGGCTTGGTAATGCGCATAAGCGCCGCCGCCTCCAACGGCATAAAAAGACCCACCACCACTCCGTCCATATACAGTAGGCGGATTGACGGTAACCGTTCCGATCCCCGATGTTTGCCCGCCGCCAATCACGGCCGCTGGCGTTGCATTAAATACATAATAATTTCCGTAGCCAGGATATGAGTACCACCCTGACGTGCCACCCTGCCCTGGCGTGGCCGAATAATCGCCACCATAAGAGACGACCGTATTGCCACCACTACTTCCGCCGCCGCTCCATGTGCCAGGAGCGCCACCGGCGCCAACCGTAATCGCCACGTTCTGGCCTGGTGTAACGCTGATGCCGTCATAGATGACGCGAGCGCCAGCGCCACCACCTCCACCAGAAATGTTGTGGGCCTGAAATGTGCTATTTATCGGGCTAAGGCCAGGGTAGTATCCACCGGAGCCACCGCCGCCAGCAGCCTGAACGGTAATCCGCATCTTCATCGCCGACCAGCCGGCCTTGAGCGCTGGAATGGTCAGGTTGTACCCGCCCGCGACGCTGTATTCGTATTGGTAGGAATCGAATGCCGCCGGATTCAACACCCCCGCCGACAGCACCCCGGAAAACGTCCCCGTCGCGCCACTCAGCGCGCCCGCGAAGGTGCCGCTCGCCGCACTCAGCGCGCCGGTGAAGGTGCCCGTCGCCGCCAGCAACTGCCCGGAGAACGACCCATCCGCCGCCAGCAGATGCCCGGCGAAGCCGAGCGCCGGCTGGCCGTTGATCATGCCCACCGTCAGCACCGGCTGCGGCGTGCCGCTGCCGTCCGGCTGCACGAAGGTGAGTTTGTCGGCCAGCATGACGATATTGGTCGAGCCTTCGGCATCCGCGCCGAGGCGCATGCCGGTGATTTTGCCGTCGACGTCGGCGACCATGACATAGCTGGTGGCCATGTTGCCGATCGGGTTCGCCAGCTCGGGCGCCAGTTCGGCCAAGGTCAGTTGGCCTTGCAGCAGGTCGAGCATTTCCGCCGCATCCGACGATGTCGTTGCCGGCACACCGTTGGTCGGGCTGGCCGGGAAGTAGTCGGACTGGTTGCCCGAGGTATCGACCACGCGCCCCCAGTAAAACCACTGCTGCGCTGCCGGCAGGCCGGGGTGCTTCCAGCTGGTGGTCGGGTCTTTTTGCGATGTCAGCAACGTCGCAGCGTTGCGGTTATTGGTGGTGCCGCCCCAGATTTCGATGAAGTCGCGGTCGTACTGGTTCGCGGCGAAGGTCCAGCCGATCTGGTTGAGGAACATGCCGCCGGTGCCGGACAGCGAGGCCAGGCCGGCCGGGCGGTTGCCGAGGATGGTGTAGCTGTAGGCCGTGACATCGGCGAGCTGCTGCGTGGCATTGCCGAAGATGTTGAAGCTGGTGAACTTGAGCCAGATCGGGCGGCCGATCAGGTCGCGCGGTACAACGTATTTGAAGATCGCATCGTCGAGGCGCGCGAACTGCGTGCCGCTGGCATGTGCGCCGATGGCCGTGCCATTCCTGCCGCGGCGCAGGTAGGTGAGGTTGTAGTGATATTGCGTGGTCAGCGTGGCGTTCTGGTATGAGATCATTTCGCCATCAACCCACAGCAGGCTGTTGCCGTTGTCGGCATCGGCTTGCGAGACGGGCACCAGCGCGCCGCGGCACAGCGACAGATTCACCGCCAGCGTGTTGGTGATGTCGGGGTCGCTGCCCGTGGCCAGCGCCGCCGACAGCGTGCCGTGGCGCGCCGGATTGACGACGCGGCCGATGTTGCGGAAGGTGGCGTTGTCTTCGCTGACCCAGACATCGCAGCCGCCCCACTCGGGCACCGTGCCGCTTACCGCCACCCAGACTTCGAGGTCGGGTGCGGTCAGGCTGTTCGGCGGCTCGAAGATGGCCGGCGTATTCACCGGGCCGGGGGTGATGTAGGTGTTGAGCGTGTAGCCGCCACCATCTTGCGAGGCGTAGGTGGCCGCCGACGTGGTGCCGGCGGGGAAGTCTTCGGCGGTCATCAGAAAGCCGCCGTCTTCGCTTTCTTCGACAGTCAGCACGCGCACCGGCACCTTGTCCATGCCGAGGCTGGCATCGGTCAGCGTCAGGATATCGGTCGGCTCGACCAGCGCGTATTTCCAGCCGAGGCGGAATTCGTATTCGTTGCGGATGAACAGGGCGCGCTGCAGCTTGATCTGGGCCACGGCGCGCGCCACTTCGGTGCGCGCGATCTCGTGCGCGGCGATCGGCTCGGCGGTCAGCAGGCCATAGGTGTCGATGGCCGTCTGGTCTTTCGCTTCGGCGATTTCGACGTTGTACTGGTTTTGCCGGTTGACGTATTCGACCTGTGTCTGGTTGAAGGCGTCGGCGCTGGCGTTGCGGATCACGCGCACCGGTTCGTCGGTGTCGAGATAGTCGTCGTCGGTCAGGTCGTACAGCGGCGTGACGTGAGGCGTGAAGGTGACCGCGTTGCCGGTGATCTGCACATCGCCGAGCGGCGTGCATTTCAGCAGCCCCTCGCTGAAATAGGGCGCGGTGTTGACCAGGCCGGTCAGCTTGGTGATGGCCTCGTTGGCCGGTTGCTGTTCGGCATAGGCCGGCGACAGGAATAGGCCGTTCGCCACGCAGTAGGCCGAAAATTGCGCCCAGTCGCCCAGCTTGCCGGCCGGGAAACCGACGCCGCAATGTTCGTTGGTCAGCAGGTCGGCGAGGATGTCGCGCGGGTTCGCGTCGTCGATGAAGCCGACCTGGTACGGCAGGCGGCCGGTCACTTCGAAGCTGTGGTTCTGCAGGTAATCGCTGCTGCCCAGATCATAGGCGCTGGCGCACACATAGGCCACGCCCTGATAAGGCACCGCTGCGGCCGGGTGGTTGCTGCTCAGGTGGCTCCACACCGATTGCGGATAGGTGCCGAGCTTGATGGTGAAGACGCTGGACGCATCGGCAATGAAGTCCTTGTCGCGCCAGAAGGAATGGATGGCCGAGAACGGTCCCTCGCCCAAGCCCAGCGCGAAGGCGGCTGTATAGGTGTAGGTGGTGTGCGAGCTTTTGACCTCGCCGCCGCCACCCTTGCCGCCGCCACCGCTGCTGGTGGTTTCGGTGTGCGCGATCGGCCTGAAGTCGCCATACCACATCATGTTGCCGGGAATGCGCGTGCGGCCATATACCAGCGGCAACGACAGGCCATAGGCGGATGTTTGAATGCGCAGGCCGGCAGCAACCGGATCGACCGTGCTGATCGTGGTGTCGCCCCCGCCGAACAGGCCGCTCATGGCGTGGGTTCCTTGAGCGTCCAGAAGCTGTCGACACGGCCGATCAGCTCGACATCATTGGCGGCATCGGCCCGGCTCACCTTGCGGCGGATGTAGGCATGAATCACCATCGGCCAGGCGACCACAATCGCGCCGTGGCTGGCGCAATTCGCAAAGCGGAACATGGCGATGTCGCCCGGCTGCGGATCGTCGGTCGGGTCGCAAAACTGTTGCAGCATTTCAAGATAGCGTTCTTCGTTGCGATGGAAGTGCCAGTCGGGCGGGTAATAGCCGGTGTCGATATCGGGGATCAAGCCGCAAGCGTGATAGACGCCGATCAGCAGCTGCGCACAATCGACGCCAGCGCCCTTGACGCGTGCCAGGTGATGGAATGGTGTGCCCTGCCAGGTCTGCGCTTCGGCGACGACGGCGGCGCGTTGTTCTGGGGTCATCTGGCTAGTTCTGGCATGGGTATATGTGGAAAACCCCGGAAGTTCGTCAGGTTCACGAACTTGGTGGTGCAGGTGGCCTGCGTTTTGTCGCAGCCGGGATAGGCGGTAAAGGCGTCGCCGGCGGTTGGCACCAGGGGCAGCGGGTTGAGCAGCGTGAAGTTGCCGGGGGTGTAGGACTTGACCGAGCGCTTGGTGCCCGCCAGCGCGCCGCTGGTGAAGTGGATATAGCCGAGGTCGAAGTAACCGGTCGCCTGCCCCAGCGCACAGGCCAGCGTGGTGCGCGTGGCGCTCGATACGGTGGCGCCGACGGCCTTGGTGGCGCGATTGATGCCGCAGTCGGCATCGTAGAGCGTGTGCAGGCAGCCGCCCTGG